CCCCTTGCGGGGGTCCTCCAGAGGTAAAGTGCCTCTGATGCCTTCTATATATTTCATAGAAGGATGCCTGTTTCACACCTTAGGAGGTCAAGAGTCATGACGATAACCCTGCGAAGTGACCCCGTGTATAAAGATACACGGGGTTTACCCGAAGGATTTGATCCTGGATCTTTATTCCAGTATCGTTATGATACTCTCGTCAAATCGGCAACCGGCCTTGAGTCGTTAGCGTATAAGTTGATACCTATGCCTTTGATAAGGTCTTGGGTTTTCGCCCTCGATCCTACCTATCGGTTTAAGGTAGCTCCTAGTACGATAACTGCGGTAAATCGGACACGCGTACGTAGTGCCCTGTCAGTGACAGATCTACGGAAACGTGTACGAAAACATGAACAGGTTTCTTGGAGTCAGATATCCAATTTCAAAGGGATAGCTGTCTGCAGTTCACCTTATCTTGTCTATTTACCGGGTGGCTCTTCTTCAGAGACTCTGAACTTGACAGCTCAGGCGCCTCTTAGAGACACTATCAAGGATACAACGGGTCGAACACGCATTATCGGTAGCAAGCAAGGTGAACTTGAATTCTTCAAGTCTACCTCCAATTCTCCGCCAAGGCGTGTCGTATTCGCTGTAAAGTACCGTAACTATACCAGTGGTGCTAATCCTGACGCATCTTGCCTCGCAGCCGGGGGAACCCGGGACTACGAGGTAGGGAGCGACGAGACATGGACCATTGATTACGGGCCTACGGGTGCCATCCTTCCTTCATCTACCCTTGATGCTTTGCAAGTGTCCGAAATAGCCCGGTGCAAATCTCTTTGTGCCGATCATGCTACTTCTCTGCTTAAAGGATATAGTCCCTTTTCTAGGGCCTATTCTCTTTCGCGGAACATTGCAGAACTCAAGGATCTTCCTCGTTCTATTGTGCAAGCACAGCAGACGATGAAGGATCTTAAAGCAGTTTATTCCTCTCTTACTGGTTCGCCTAAGTTGAGAAGTCAAATCTTTGACCTCTCTTCTCGAGCTGCTAGTAATATCCCTAGTGAGTACTTGTCGTACCACTTTGGATGGAAACAGCTGCATAAAGATCTGAAGGAATTGACTGAATTGCCTGAAAAGGTTAGTAAGAAGATTAACTTCTTACTCTCAAGATCAGGCAAGCAGACAACTTTTCGCGCCAAACGTGACATTGTTTGGGGCGAATCGGGAATAGCCTCCGGTTATGTATACGACAACACAAACGGTGATAAAGAATGGGAAGTCACTCATTCTCACCGGATCGGTAGAGAGTCACAGGTGCGTTTAGCGATAAACGCAGTCTTTGACTTTCCGCCTATCAATGTGCCTCACCTTCGTGATCGCTTCTATTACGATCAGGTGGGACTCGTTCCACGTTTCATAGATGTATATAATATCATCCCTTGGACGTGGCTAGTTGACTGGTTTACTGGTCTTGGTAATTACCTCGAACTAGTTGAGGAAATTAACCATGACCCGCTACTGATCAACTGGGGTATGATTACCTGTCATACTAAAGGTAAGCTTACCACCGAGCTTTCATACATAACCGCTACGCAAAACGATGTTTACGTGAACGGTGTTCGTGTCAGTCCTGCAGCGGCAACTAATGCCGTTCAGCACCATACGTCCGTTCTCGACTTCGAGTGTCAAACTCGGAGTAACGTCGCTAGCGTCTACGATGTGGAGCGTACTACCGAACCCAGTACATTAACTGGGTATCGATATTCGATTCTCGGTGCCATTCTTGCACAGAGGACCGATAATACTCGGTCTGGAACATTCCGTCCCAGATCCTAAATTATACTTACCACGGAGACGTTCCCTATGTTAGCAGATCCTGTCACTGTTGCAGCCGCATCACCCACTCCATCATTGGTCTTGGCAGTTGTCAAGTCCGATGGATATGGGTCGGAACGGGTGGATACTGGTGCTAACGGATATACCGTTATCATCAACCACTCGAAGCCGAAGGGAGGGGGCGATAAGCATTACGTCCAAATGACGCAAACGCTTAACGCTACCAACCCTTATACGGGTCTGACTCAGAAGCAAGTTGCTTCTGTGTCTATGACAATCGTCCGTCCCGCTTTCGGTTTTACCGACGCAGCAATTGTTGCGCTGGCAAAAGCCCTAACGGATTTCCGAGACGATTCCGAAGTGACGACGGCACGTCTTATTCAGTTCCAGTCGTAAAGCATCGCGTCTGGTTTTTCAACCAAATGGGGTATCTGAGCATACTCCTTAAAAGCGGGAGTATGTTATGGATACCCATGATGCCTACACGGTTGGACTGTTTATTACGTGGGCCGCTCGAGTTGTGCTTATCACTTCCCTCTTGGCCTTTCTGGCCTTTGCGGGAGGTTGTTCGCACGTACTTGACTTGAGCAGCAAGGGGAGTCTTGTTAAAGACAACCCTCCGGCTACTAACCCAATCGCCAATTAAGGCGGTTGTCTGCTATCGGGGACTTGGAATCGCTAACTCCATAGGAGCAACGATGAAAAGTCCAATAGCTCTCCTAGACAGCCTCTTGACAAGTGATTTCAAGAGACTGAATCCTGGTGTGAAAGGCCTTGACCGTGATTTCGATACGGTCAAGCGTCGAGTAAAACACGAGGGATCTGAGTTCCTAACTCAGACCTTACCGACTTTAGACGAAGCCCTCTTACGAGGTCTAGTCGAAAAGCGGTTCACCTGCCCGCACGGTTTTAAGAAGATCCGTGGGGGAGCAATCCCTGTATTTTTACAGGGTATGTTCAGTGAAGTGTTTGACTCGAAAACCGGGCTTCTTAAAGAACCCATAGAATATGGGACCCTCAGGGACATTCACATGTTTCTGAGATTCTTTAAGAAAACTCAGCTGAGCACTGATGATGAGGAACTTCTTCATCAAAAGGCTGTAACTGAGTTTTACCAATGTGATGAAACTGCCAAGTCTGTTGAACTAACAGACCGGCAGGACCATCACATTGGTCTTGTCGGTAGATCTATCCTCTTAACCCTCTATAATAAGGATTTAGAAGATGAACGAATATACCGACACGGCCCGGGCGCAGTTCAGGAATCGTATAAAGGCAACCAGAAATGGTCAGCTTTGTACAGTGAGCTGGGAAGTCCCAGCTACCTTCCTGAGTGGTTCGGGGACACCGCGATGCGTTTATCGTCGGATCTCGCAAGCCTCACGGCATGTGACATACGACGACATGATCCACTATGCAGCGAAGACGGGCAAAACCCGCGATCTCTACATGGGGACTCATGCGCTCGTGGCAGAAGTTATCGAGCAACTCCAGGAGACCCTGAACCATCGGTACTCTCGCGGCCTGTTCGAAGCTCGGTTAACGAGACTAGAGCAGGACGCTCTGCTTTCATTCAAGCATCAATGGATATTGATGCCCAAATGCAACCAGATCGAGGACCGAGGCATCGAGGAGCATCAGCTAAGCTTATTTCCGTCTTGAAGAATTCTTCTTCAAGGAGGACTATTACTATTGAGCCTTATCTGCGACAGTATCTGCAGCAGGGGCTTAATGCCACACTTCGGGAAACAATAACCGAGTGTGGTATCTTAAGTAATAGCTTAGCTCTTACCGACCAAGGCTTCAACCAAAAGTTGGCCTTGGAAGGCTCCCTTACCGGCATGTGGGCTACCATCGATCTTAAGTCTGCGTCGGACCTACTTAGCCAAAAGCTAGTTAAGTCCGTATTCAGACATCACACCCGATTCCTCGGGTGTTTGATGGACAGCCGTTCTCCACTTGTTTATACTGGGTCTAGCAATGATCCAGTTCGAACTTTGTGGAAATATGCTGGGATGGGTAACGCTACAACTTTTCCTGTCCAGAGCGTCTGCTTTGCGGTAGTATGCATCGCAGCCATTCTGGATAACTGGGGAAAGAAACCCAGTTACAGGTTGGTTGAGCGCGCTTCTCGCTTAGTTCGGGTGTACGGTGATGATATCATCGTGCACTCTGACCACGCACACCAGGTGGTAAAGTGGCTTCATGATGTTGGCCTGAAGGTTAACGTCAAGAAGAGTTTTCTTGAAGGCAACTTCAGAGAAAGCTGTGGTATCGAAGCGTACAACGGAGTTGATATAACTCCGCTATACATTAGATACTGGCCACATCAAATCGAAGAAAGTCCTAGCGTTTGTGCTCATCTCATCTCCCTTAGTAACCACTTGTGGTTGCAAGGGCTGTATGCGACGAGTAACGCTCTGAAAGATCATGTGGAAGGGTTTTTAGGAAGAGCCCTCCCACTAGTGTCTTCGCAGAGTGGTTCGCTAGGGTGGCACACTCGTAGTGATGCCGTACATCCACATAAGTGGTGCACGCGCACGCATCAGTTCTTAACACGAACTTTTGCGCTTGCCCCGGTGAAATACCGTGACAGGCTCGACGGGTATGCCGCTCTCCTCAAGTGCCTAACAACGCCCCTTCTGGGACGTGATAAGGACCACTTAGAGAGAACCGTCATGCGGTATAAACACCGCATGATCCTTCGATGGGTCCCATCGTATTCCTACGATGGATTAAATCTTCAAGCGTAAGCCTGAAGTCAGAGATGGCAATCTAATGCGAAACCAAC